GATCAGCGCTTTGAGCTTGGGCCACTGGCGCGGCCCGATCAGCGGCGCGGGCGCGCCTTCCTTGGTCGGCGCGAGCTTGCCTTCCTTGGTGAACTTCGGCGCCAGCTTCTCCGCGGAGGTGGGCGAGATCAGGCTGAGCTCGTACATCTCTTCGGTCTTCAGGCGCATCGTCTTCATGAGCTCCTCGGCCTCGGTCTTGTTGGACCAGGCGCGGTTGCCGCGCTTGCCCTGCACCAGCTTGTAGCCAGGCACGCCGTCACCGGCCAGCAGGCGGCGCTCGACCTCGGCGCGGATCGCCTTGCACCAGTCCTCGATCAGGTCGGCCTTGTCCAGGCTTGCAGCAAGCCAGGCTTCGTTGCTGTCGGCCGTGGGGGCCAAGATGTCCATGTCGGCAAACTCTTCAGGACTTGCGGCAAAGGTCTCCAGGGCCACAGCGCCGGCAACCTCGGCACGCAGCGACGGGCAGGTCGCCTTAGCCCGGCAGAACTTGCACTGCTTCTCGCCTGGGCGCAGGAAGATCTCGGTCCAGCGGTGCTCGTCTTCCTCGGCACTGGTGCGCGTTGCGTTCAGGCAAGTGATCACCGCGCTGCGTGCAGTGCTGCGGCCCCAGGCCTCGAGCTCGTCCACGCTCAGGTCGTACTCGCTGGGCGCCGACTTGATGCGTGGCTGGCTGATGGCCATGCGCACCCGGGTGAAGTCACCACACAGGCCTTGGTAGGCCTGGAGCGCGCCCAGTGCATACAGCGACATCTGCGGGTTCTTCTCGGCCGAGACCTCGACACCCATGCCGTACTTGAAATCGACCACCATGATCTCGTCGCCGCGCGCCACGATCACGTCGGCAGTACCCCAGGCGTCAGCCTTTGGCACGTCGAGGTAGCTCGAGTAATTCACGCGAATGTCGGCAAAGATCACACCGTCAGCGCCGGCCAGGTCGTTGCAGTAGTCAACGCACGTCTGGACGTGGCCGGCCATGTCGGCATCGACGACGAACGTGAAGCCGTCGGCCTCGATCATCTCGCCGATGAACTGATCAGCGGTGGCCCCGTCCTTCAGGCACCAGGTCAGGACCTCGTGCGCAGCGGTACCCTCGGCGGCGTACTTGCTGGTGCTGTCGGGCTTGCCGGCCTCGAGCACCATCTTGCCTGGGCAGAGCATGATCGACTCGAATCCCGAGGCCGACCACTTGCTGTGTGCTGCTTCGGTCATTGGTCGTACCCTTTTCCAAAGCCTGCGGACAGGTGCCAAAGCAGAAAAGACACGTTGATCGTCAGCGCGAATGGAAATCGGCAGACAAACAGCCCGAGGCCGAAACCTTCGGAACGGCTAAGAGTAAAGCGGTCTCCTGAGCCCATGATCATGCAGCCTCGAGCTCGGCCATCTTGGCGTTGACAGCGACCAGGGCGCCGGCCCAGGCATCCCGGTCAAGCTCTTTGAACGTCTTCACCTTCATGCTGGCGGCCACTGCGGCAGCTGCTTCACGGCTCTTGCCGGCCAGGGCGAACACGGCTTTCTGCAAGGTAGGGTAATCGACTGATGCGGATGGCTCGCTCGAGGAGGCAGTCGACGCAGCGGGGGTTTCCGGTTCGCAGACCACCGCAGCAGGCTTGGGCTCTGGTGTAGGGGCGGGTGCAGGCGCCGGGGCTTTCTCGGCCTTCGGCGCCTTCACAGGCTTTGGGGCCTCGGCATCCTGGGCCTGGCCACCAACCAGTGCGCTGGCGGGGATCTCGAGCAGGGCGGCGCGGGCGGCCTCGACGGAGATGAAGGTGAGGGTCAGTTGAATCATGGTTGGCTCCTTTTTAAATTGGTAAAGTATTGTAGCGGTTGCTAAAGCGTTAGGGAAATAAAAAATCAGGTGCGGCGTGCGTTGGCCAGGGTCTCGTTGCTGACCCAGTCGTTGATCTGGGCAGGGGTCTTGCCGTCGCGCTGGAACCGGGCAACGGCGGCCAGGTGGCAAAAGGTCTCGCCGTTGCGCTTGGCGCCGGCGGACACAACGCGCCAGCTGGTGTCGTCGTGCTGAATAATCTTGTCTGTGGTTGTTGTGGCCAGGGCCTTTGCCGCTTGGCGCTTGAGGAAGGCAAACAGCGGGCTGTTCTCGCAGCGGGCGCAGCGCTGCTCGACGGGAAGGGCCGAGAACTCGGAATACTTCGACGAGAGGTGCTCGCCGCGCAGTTGGCCACCAAGGCGGCCGGACTGGCACGTTGGGCCACCGCTGACGGTGTGCTGGAGGTGTTCTTTGCGGATCATGTGGCGCTCCTGGTATTGAATTAATTTACGCCTCGATCATAGCACAGGCTTTAGCAACTGCTACAACTACAGGCAAATAAAAACCCCGCAGGAGCAGGGGTCTTTACCGTCCGTGGCGTGAGCGTGTTAGGCCGTCACGAGCAGAACCAGGCCCGCGATGCCGAAGGTGCAGGCCAGTGCGTTCATGACGAACAGCAGGCGCACGTTGCGCCGCAGGTCCGCGATCGGGTCATCGAACAGGCCGCCGTGCTCGACGAGGTAGGCAATCCTTTGCTTGAGCTGGTGGTCATTCATTTCGCGGTAAGCCTCACGAGTTTTTGGATGAAGGGTTCGTCGACACGGCCGGTCAGTTTGGTGTGCTCGTAGGCGAGCTCGACGAGGTTACCGTAGACCTCGGGCTCGGGTCTGCGCCCCGCGTCACGAACAGCGGCGGCGACGGCGCGCACGCACATGCTGAGCAGGTCGTCATCGATTTTGCGAGCGCCGCCTTTTTGGTCCTGATCGAGCCAGCCGGCGGGCAGGGTCAGCTTGCCCTCGACCTCGCGGGCGACCTTCTCGCTGACGTCGCGCGAGGGGTTGGGCCCGGCCAGCTGTGCGAGATAGCTGCCGTTGCTGTGGCCTAGCTTTCTAGCCAGGCTCGTTGGACCACCCCACTGGGCCATCAAGGCCTTGAGGTTTTCGCGTCGGATGTCGAATACGGATTTCATACTTAATACAAGGTTATCCCGCCTTACGGCCTGTTGCAACTGCTAAATGCTACAAACGTAACAAATGGTGTCGGACAAAATCTACAGAATTTGTAGTCGCGACGGGTTTAGCTAATTGCGCGTTTTTCTTTACGATCTGCTAAACTCGTGCGCATGAAAACGATCACCCCCATGAAGGCTTGGATGGCCTGCGCCACGGCCGAAGAGCAAGAAGCGCTTGCTCGTCGCGTCCATACCACGCGCGGCAACCTCTATCAATACGCCGGCGGGCACCGCGAGGCCAGTGCCTCCCGCGCAGGGGCCATCGAGGTCGCCACCGCTGAAATGAGCCGGGCCAGCAAGGGCAGGTTGCCCAGGGTGTATCGCACGGATCTGTGCAATGCCTGTCAGCGCTGCTCTTACGCGGCCAAATGTTTAGGGGCCAGGGCGGTGGTCTCCGAGTTCCCAATTGTAGATGAGCGGCAGCTGGCTCTCGCACTGTGATCACTGGGATAACGACTCTCAAATTGACGCTTTACAAGGTGCTTAAATGATTGCTTGCCTGCTATCGGCCTGGCTTGGTTTCATTCTTGGCTTCGGCGTTTGCGCGCTGGTTTCCATCAACCCCCGGGACTTCGAGTGATCACCTCGCTCGTTGCCCGCATGCGGGTGCTACTGCCCAGCGGGAACGTCGTCGTTTTGCAGCGCCGCGAGCGTGGCGTCTGGGTCTGCGAGTACCACCACATGGCCCGGCAAAGAGGTGAAGTTGAGTTCTCTGGCACCTGGCTTCGCAAGTACGGGAAAGCTCTGTGACTTTACATTGTGCTAAAGTCTGTCCTGCCAACCGATGAGTTAAACCGTGTGCCCCTTGGTGGGGGCTGGGACCTGTACACGCAGGGAGGTTGGCGCTTCGCCCAGCCTCCACCAAGGTGCTTTTGAATGCGCCAAATGCCAACACCCACCGGAGGCCGCCTATGAACGCGGTCACCACAATCAAACCTCACTTGTCGTCGATTGTCGCCCCAGACGAGATGCGCAACCTGCCCGCCTGGCTGACCTGGCGGTTCGAGTATCACGAGGGCGAGGACAAGCCTCGCAAAATCCCGTACTACACGTCAGGACCAAAGCGTCACGGTGTGCAGGGGCGCCCAGAAGACAAACAAGAACTCACTACGTTCGCTGCCGCACGGACAGCGGCCGCCAGGCGTGGGTTTGACGGCGTGGGCTTCGTGCCACTGCCCGAGTTCAACATCTGCGCGCTTGATTTTGATCACTGCATCACAGACGGCACGCTGCACCCCGAGCTCGAGGCGATCGTCACCGGTACTTATGCCGAGTACAGCCCCAGCGGCAACGGCGTGCGCGCTTTCGTGAAGGGCCAGTACGGCAACAGCAAAGCACGGGGCGAGCCCTACGGGTTCGAGGTGTTCAGCTCCAAGGGCTTCGTCACGTTCACCGGCAACCGCCTGGACGTGGTCGACCTGATGGGCAATGCCGGCACGATCGCCGACCTGGACGGCCCGGTGCGCGAGCTGTGCGCCAGGCGCTTCGCCCGCCCGGTGGCTGAGACCGGCCTGAGCGCTGGCGCCCCACTGGGCTTGAGCCAGGCTCAGCTCGACAAGTGCCTGGGCGCGATCGACCCGGGCATCGGCCACGACGAGTGGCTCAGCGTGGGCATGGCGCTGCACCACGAGACCCAGGGCGAGGGGTTCGACCTCTGGTGCGACTGGTCAGAGCTCAGCGACAAGTTCCCGGGCCGGGAGATCTTGCTCAACCGCTGGTCCAGCTTCGGCAAGACCCACGACAAGACGGTCACCGCGCGCTCCCTGGTGCGCTTGGCCAACGAGCACGGCGCCGACATCAACCTCAACGGCCCGGCCAGCATGGAGGAGTTCGAGGCCCTGGCCAGCGCCGACGGCGCCAGCGAGTTCGACGATGTCAGCTCAGCGCCCACACTTGAGAAGGCTTTCCGCTTCCCGGTCCTGACGGCCGATGCGTTCGCCAACCGGGCGGCCCCGCGCTGGATCATCAAGCATGTGCTGCCCCAGGCCGAGCTCGTGGTGATGTACGGCGCCAGCGGCTCGGGCAAGTCCTTCATGGCGCTCGACATGGCCGGCGCGATCGCCCGCGGCCTGGACTGGCGCGGCAAGAAGACCCGCCAGGGGCGCGTGGTCTACATCGCTGCCGAGGGCGCTGGTGGCTTTCGCAACCGGATGCAGGCCTATGCCCAGCTGCACAGCATCGAGCTGGCCGACTTCAATATGGGCGTGATCCACGCCGCACCCAACTTCCTCGAGAAGACCGACGCCCTGGACGTGGCCCGCTCGATCAAGGCCAGTGGCGGCGCCGACGTGATCATCGTCGACACGTTCGCCCAGGTCATGCCGGGCGGCAACGAGAACGCGGGTGAGGACATGGGCAAGGCGCTGAGCCACTGCAAGGGCATCCACGCTGCGACCGGCGCCGTGGTGGTGCTGGTGCATCACTCGGGCAAGGACACCGCCAAGGGCGCACGGGGTTGGTCTGGCCTGCGCGCGGCGGCCGATGCCGAGCTCGAGGTGGTACGAGGTGCTACGACCAGGCTGCTGCGCCTGTCCAAACAAAAGGATGGCGACGACTCGATGGAGTGGGGCTTTGACCTGGAGATCGTTCAGATCGGTGTCGACGAGGATCTCGAGGCCATCACGTCTTGCGTGGTGATCGAGGCCGCAGTGCCAGCCGTGGGCGGCGTGGCCGCTCGCAAGCTGGGCCCGGTCGAGCTGGTGGTTAATGCCGTGATCCAGGAGTTCGCCCTGGCCCAGACCAGCGGCATCGAGGTCGGCCCAGTGCTGGCCGAGGTGGTCAAACGGATGGACCCGCCTGCCGATGGCAAGCGAGATTCACGCAAGCAGCGTGCACGCCGTGCTCTTGAAGCGTTGACGAATGGGGACGATGCACCCTACTGGCTGGCCGACGATGGCTGCATCACGATCTGCTGAACGCGCAATTGAATGCGGATTGGCAGTGCAACGTGCAACACGAGTGCAACGTCGCACCGTGTTGCAGTGTTGCGCAGCGACAGAATTTGCAACGCAACGCAACGTCACCCTATGGGGACGTTGCAGTGTTGCAATGTTGCGGGGGTTTTGTGGGTCGAACGAGCAATTTTTTACGCCTTCGTGCTGGAAAGATGAACATGCAGAAAATGATCGCTTTGAATGAGCTGGGCCGCCGGGTCGGCGAGTCACACCCGCGGGCCAAGCTGCTGGATGCCGAGGTCGATCAGGTGCTGGACCTGCTGGAAGCCGGGCTCAGCTACTCCAAGATCGCCGGTAAGTTTGACGTCAGCAAGTCTTGCGTCGCGCACATCGCCACCGGCCGGCGCCGTGGCCAGACCGTGGCACGCACGGTGCGCGTGTCCGTTAACGATTAGCATGGAGCTAAAGTCAGCACATGGCCAAACACCCCTACCCCTGGCACGACGCCTTCCTGGCGTCGCTGCGCTCCATCCCCGTGGTGGCGCGAGCCTGCGAGGCCGTCGAGATCAACCGCACCACCGCCTACCGGGCCCGCGAGGCTGACCCGGCATTCGCCGAGGACTGGGACGCTGCGATGGAGGACGGGGTCGACCGCGCCGAGTCTGAGGCCTTCAGGCGGGGCGTGGCAGGCTTTGAGGAGCCGGTGGTACACCAGGGTCGCATCTCGTTTCGCCATGAGCGCTACGAGGACGAGGAGGGCGGCGAGCACTGGCGCCTGCTGCTGGACGACAAGGGCCAGCCGATCCCGCTCACGACCCGCAAGCATTCCGATGCGCTGCTGAACCTGATCCTCAAGGGCCGGCGCAAGAAGGTGTATGCCGATCGCACCGAGCTGACCGGCGCCGATGGCGCCCCGATGCAGATCGACGAGACCACGCGCAGCGCCAGGGTCGCCCAGCTGCTGGCGATGGCTGAGCGGCGCAAGGCCGACGCTGACCAGTTCGGTGATCTCGCATGAGCGACGACATGCTGATCTTTGTGATCGGCGGCGTGGTCGCCGTCATCGCGTTCTTTGCGTGGCTCGATGGCGCCAGCAAAGGCAAGTGGTGAGCCCAGCCGAGGCGCGTGACCTCGAGCGCTACCTGACCCCGGCCGAGCGCGAGGAGCTCAACGACCTGATCACCCAGGACCTGGCTGCCGCCCGGTGGCGCCCACTGCCTGGCCCGCAGACGATGGCCTACGAGTCGAAGGCCGACGTGATCGGGTTCGGTGGCGCGGCCGGCGGTGGCAAGACCGACCTGGCCATTGGCCTGTCACTTACTCAGCACCACC